CCCCCCCCTACACTATACTGACATTGTCCCACTTTCCCAAACGGGACAACTAAACTTTCTTATAGGAGGTTCGTTATGCCCCAAAATGGTGGTGGCCGAGGCTGGACCACAGACCCCGACACAGGACAACAGGTAATGCCCAACCAATGGGCAGAATTCCTCGACTGGCTGTTATCGGATGAGCGTGTTCCTGATTCTGCGAAGGAATGGTGTGTTGAGCGTGACTTGAATGAGCGTACGGTGAGACGGTGGAAGTCTGATCCTCGTTTTGTCCGTGAGTGGGACCGCAGGGCTGCCGAGTTGAACGTCCACCCCGAGCGTACCCAGTCAGTAGTTGACGCTCTGTACAAGCAGGCTGCGCAGGGTGATGTTAAGGCTGCTTCTTTGTACTTACAGTACATAGAACGGTTCACTCCGAAGCGGAGAGTGGTGGTTGATGATGAGCGTGAGGCGTCTGGTATGTCTGATGCGGAGTTGGCTGCTGAGTTGGATTCGTTGGTTTCTGGTTTAAGGAGTGAGGATGCCTAAGGTTGGCAAGAAACATTTTTCTTATTCGACTAAGGGCCGTAAAGCCGCTAAGTTGTATGCCAAAAAGACAGGCAAGAAAGTTACGAAAAGGTGAGGGTGTCTGGGGCGACTTCTCAAGAGCTTTTTGATGATGGTATGTGGATGCAACTGAATGAGATGGGTGAGCGTCCTGAGTTGGACCCGTTTCTGGATGATGAACCTATTGAGTGTTCGATTGATGAGATCGATGTTTGTGAAAGTTGTCAGTGATGGTGAGTAAATCGACTGAGTATTACAACAATAATCCTGATGCGAAAGCTAAGAAGGATGCATACAACACGAAGTATCATGCGACTCCCGAACGCAAGGCGTATCGGGCGGACTTAGATAAGGAGCGGAGGGCTAGAGCGAAAGCTGGTCAGGTTTTGACTGGTAAGGATGTTTCCCATACTGCGGGGGGTGGCACGACGTTGGAGGATAGTTCTACGAATCGTGCCCGTAACAGGGGAAAGAAATAACTCTGTGGGGGGTTTATGTGTCTATAAAGGATGTGGCTGAGAAGGCAGATATTTGGTCTGAGGCTATTAAAAAGATTGTTAAGGCTATTACTGCTGCTGGTGTGGCGTTGGCTGTAGCTATTGGTGGGGTACTGATGTGGTGGCCCTTTGGGGTGAGCGAGCCTGGGGGTGAGTCTCCTGTCGATGGTTGGGGGTCGCAGTGTTCGCAGTTGTATAGTGCTATGGATCATACGTGGACCGAGTCACAGTGGTCTGTGTGGGAGCAGTTGCGGAAAGATCTAGGCTGTTAGCATGACAAATTTTAGGGTTTCGGTGTGTGCGGGTCAGGGGTTTAAGATTCCTCCGATTATCCGTGAATATAGGAGGGATGATCGGGTGTGGCCGATTGAGCCTGGGGTGACTGTGTTCGGCGAGAAGGCGTCGATGTTTTCGTATCAGAAGTATGTGCCTGAGCAGTCGGATGGTGGCGAAGGCTAGGTAATGAAGATGGTGGGTGTTGCTGGTGAAAGTTTGGATCGATCAGGACTTATGCACTGGGGATGGTATCTGCGTGGAGATCTGTCCTTCAGTGTTTGACATGCATGCTGATGGTTTGGCTTATGTGAAAGAGCCTGACTGGCCGAATCTGTATGGGCCGAAGGGTTCCCCGAAAGGTGAACCCGTCCACAAGATGAGTGAGGGTATGGCTACAGTTCCTGACGAGGACATTGATGCGTTAATTGAAGCTGCTGAGGAATGTCCTGGTGAATGCATTTTCATTGAGCCTGGTTAGCGAAGTGGGTAACCGTTGTACCACATGACTGCTGCGTGACGTTCACCTGATTCGATAGGAGTTACACGATGTTCCATGAAGCTGGGGAATACAACGATAGATCCTCTGGGGGCGTCGTTGAATATGTGAAGCTGGTCGTAGCATCGGAGTTCAAGTTCCCCTCCCGTGTAATCTTTGGGATCTGAAAGGTTGACTGTTGCTGAAAGCTTTCGGACAGTTCCCTGAAATTTGGGGAACGGTGTCACGTTCAAAGGAATCGGTGGTGCTACCTGAGCAACGAGTTTGCGGGCAGCGTGCTGGTCTTGGTTTCCGTCGATATGCCAGTTGTAGTGATCTCCAACGGAGTACCTGGTGTATTGAACGGCTTCAGCTATTTGTAAGTCGTAGTACCAGCCTGCTTCCGAGTTCGCTTGATACATCCAAGCGCCAATGGTTTCTGCACATGAAGGCTCGTAGATCCATGAGATCTGCGATTTCCGATGTCCTTCTTCGTGTCCGAAGTGGAATCCCTCTACTTGTTCAACGTGTGCGGCGGCGTGCTGGATTTCGTCGCACTGCTGTGGGGTTAAAGCCCTTGGGATGTACCAGTAATGATTGGTGAGCATAATGTCTAGATTATCAGAACTTCGTCAAGAAGCAGAGTGGAGGAAATGTGTTCGCGATGAGAACTATTTTTTACAGAATTACTGGCACATTGCTCATCCTGCTCACGGGCGTATTCTTTTTGCTTTACGTGAGGCTCAGGCGGAAGCTATCCGACATTGGGCCAAAAATAGGTATTCACTGACTCTAAAGGCGCGTCAAATTGGGTGGAGCACACTTGTATCAGCGCACCAATTTTGGTTGGCGTTTTTTCATCCTGACCAAAACATTATTGATTTGAGTCGTACAGAACGAGAAGCGGTTTTGTTGCTTCGTAAAACGAAGTACGGGTTTGGTCATTTGCCGAAGTGGATGATAGCGCGTGGACCTAAGTCGCTAGTTGAACATCAGCAGAAGATGGGTTTCGATAATGGGTCGCAGATTACGTCGATGCCGTCTGCCTCAGATCCTGCCCGTGGTGAGTCGGCCACACTGATTGTTGTTGATGAGTGGGCTTTTTTGCCCAACGCTGAGGAGGCGTGGGCTTCTATCGAACCTGTAGCTGACGTAGGTGGCCGTATCATTGGGTTGAGTACCGCTAACGGTTCAGGAAACTTTTTCCACCACTTGTGGGTGGGTGCTACAACTGGGGCTAACAAGTTTTCGTCGATGTTTTATCCTTGGTCTGCGACGGAGGATAGGGGGGAAGCATGGTACATGGAAAAAGTAGCATCCATGTTACCGTGGCAGCTTGCTCAGGAATATCCGACGACGCCTGAGGAGGCGTTCGTCAAGTCAGGCAACCCTGTATTCGATCTAGATATTCTTGAAGCTATGGAACGAAAAGTTATTCACGGCGAAACTGGGTATATGTTTAAGGCCCCTGGGGTGTTGGAGTTTCGGTCGCAATGAGTTTAGAAGTTTGGGAACGTCCTACAGCAAGATCCGCTTACGTTATGGGTATCGACACGGCTGAAGGTTTAGGTCATGGCGATTACTCTGTCATCCAGGTATTAAATGTTGCTACAGGAAACCAAGCAGCCATATGGCACGGCCATATCGCTCCAGACCTTTTAGCCGAAGAGGTAGATAATGTAGGCCGTTGGTTCAATGCAGCTTTGTGCTGTGTCGAGTCAAACAACCATGGTTTGACAACCATCACTGAGTTGCGTCACCTGGGTTACCCCAATTTGTTTCGCAAGCGACAACTCAACAGTGTGAACAACAGAATTGGTCACGAGTACGGTTGGAAGACCACTCGTACGTCGAAACCGCTAATGATCGATGACTTGAGTTCTGCATTACGGAACGAAGAGATATCCATTAAAGACCGTCACACTTTGGCAGAGTTACGAACTTTTGTTCGTAACGACAGGGGAAGTATGGGTGGTTCTCCTTACGATGACCGTGTGATGGCGTTAGCTTTGGCTAACCAGATGCGTAAATACGCTCACGAACCCGAGTACAAAGTTGAAGTAAACGATTATTGGACTGTTGACTGGTGGGCACGTTTAGCAATGGGAGAGCCAGATAGACCTTCTTCTCTCATAGGCGGTACTACTATCCGTGGGACACGCTAACCTTTCTATAGACATGTCATTTTTGGAGGAATCCGTGGGAAGAAATATTGCTCAAACACCTGGAGTCACCGTTGACGGTACTAAAGGTGCAAATAACAAGATGGAACGTGGCGGATCAGTATCCGCTAACCCCATTTGGACCCCTGGTGGCCCACAATCACCTAAACAGCGATTGACTGCAGGGAAGTATGCGAACCAAAACGGTGACTTAGGTAAAACTGTGAGTGTTCGCGAAACCCCGAAAAACCAGCACGGAACCAGTGGCAAGGTTGAGCCTGTTGGTAAGCAGCCCAATCTTCGCGGCCATAACGCTGGTTAAAATATGGCTGTCCTCCGAGATGAGGCCAGCTTCGTAGAGTTCTCTGAGTATGTTCTCGCACGGAGAAATGTTCCCTTAAAGGAACTCAGGGAACTTTACGAACGTCGTTTGCGCCTAAAATCGATAACAGTGCATACGGGTGAAGCCTATAGAAAGACTTTGCCTGTAGATGAACGTCATCTGACTAACCGTGAACGAGAAGCTAAGGTGTTTGCCGAAGCTAAATCTCAAGGGCGTAACATCGAAAAACTCCCTGAGAAAGCGCAATTCTGATGGTTCAAAAGTCTCGTCAAGAACTCCTAGGTGAATACACTGAGGGCGTCGAGAAATGTCGCCAATGGCGTGACCAGCAAGGCTACGAAAACACTTGGCGACGGTTAATAGACTTGTACAAGGGTAAGCACTGGCCTTCGACAACTTCAAACCAGCAAGATCTGATTGCAGTTAATTTAGCGTTTTCGACAGTCAACGTGATCGCACCAAGTGTTGCGGTGAACTATCCAAAGATAGTTGTTCAAGCAAACACGGAAGAGAATGTTGACAGGGCCATATTTGTTGAAGCAATCATCAACTACATGTGGAAACACCACAACTTTCGTGACCCTTTCCGTCACGCAGTTAAAGATTTCCTAATATTTGGTCATGGCTGGATAAAAGTTGGTTGGAAATTTCTTGAGCAAACACAACTTGTTACCGAAGTTGAGCGGGAAAGTTTAATAGATCAAGCGTTTCAAGAAGTCGCAGATTTCGCAGCAGATAGCCCTGAGCTAGCTGCTGACCTTCCCACGAACGAAGATATCTACGCAAATATCCCTCAAACAATTACGAGGGTCGTTGAGGATCAGCCGTTCGTGGAAAGGATTTCTCCTTTCGACATTTTTGTAGATCCTAAAGCAAACACAATGGGAGAAGCTGGTTGGATTGCTCAACGGATTGTAAGGGACCTTAAAGAAGCTCAAAACGATAAGCGTTACAGACCATCGGCACGGAAACGGCTGTCAAGCAACTATATTCCTGATGACAACACAGCGATGGAAGAAAAAAACCAGTATCTCCCTGACCAAGTAGTTGTATGGGAATACTACGACATGAGATTGAACACGCTTTCGGTTTACGCTGAGGGTGCTGACGAGTTCCTTATAGATCCCGTGGCAATGCCTTACGCATATGGTCAACCGTTCGTAATGGTCCGAAATTATGATGTTCCAGATCAATTCTATCCGATAGGTGATCTCGAAAGTATTGAAAGTCTCCAGTTGGAGCTTGATAAGACTCGTTCACAGTTGATGAACGACAGAAAGCGTTACGCCAGGAAATGGTTGTACCACGAACGCTCATTTGGGCCTGAAGGTCGTGAAGCTCTTGAATCTGATGATGATGGACGCATGGTCCCTGTCGTGGATGAGAACAAACCACTTTCTGAAGTGGTTGTTCCGATGCCTCAAGTGCCAATTAGCCCTGAAATATACAACTATTCGTCCATAATTGAAGCTGATATCAATACTGTTTCAGGTATTTCGGAGTACGCCAGAGGCGCAATGCCTGAGATAAGACGTACGGCTACTGAGGCTTCTATTGTTGCTGATGCCCAGAATGCTCGGTCTGCGGACAAGTTAGCGATTGTTGAAATTGCTATTTCTCAGGTAGCTGGAAGAGTCATACAACTCATGCAAGAGTTTATGACAGGCGAACAAATAGCCAGAATCACCAGTGTCGGTGGTGAAGACATGTTTGTTGACTACAGCCGTGAAGACATTACTGGAGAATACGATTTCTCTGTTCAAGCTGGTTCTACGCAGCCGATGAATGACACAATTCGTAAGCAACAAGCGATTTCGTTGATGAATGCTATAGGTCCGCTTGTTGGGACAGTTATTGATCCTGCTGCTTTAGCGATGCATGTGTTGGAGAATGGTTTTGGTATCAAAGATCCAGCGAAGTTCATTATGCAAGGGCAACCTCCGCAGCCAGAGGGAGAAGAAGTCGTGGAGGAAGAAGGACCAATAGTTTCTCCGCCAGATTTAGGTGCAATGGGTATGGCTGGAGGGATGGGAGCGCCTGAAGGTGGTGCGTTTGCGCCCACTGGGGGCATACCGCCAGAGATTTTAGCGCAGCTTCAAAATCAAATGGGTGTCGAGCTTCCCTCTTTATAGTGGGACACTCCCCTATAGTTATTAGGAACAATCTCGCAGAGAATTCCTAGGAGGGGCTAGTGCCCGAAGAAAATGAAGTTGATATGGAATCCACGTATGTGGATGACCCTGAATCTTCAATAGATGTTCCATTGGAACCTGGGGAAACGTACACCATCAAGGTAGATGGTGTCGAAGAACAGGTCAGCCTTGAAGAACTTCAAAACGGTTACCAGAGACATTCGGATTACACCCGAAAGACTCAAGAGGTGGCCGCTGAACGTGATCGTTTACATCAGGCCGAACAAATAGTGTCTGCTTTGGAAAATAATCCAGAGGAAACACTTAGAACTCTGGCTCAATCTTTCGATTTAGATTTCGGAGGAAAACCTGATTCTTCTAGTCAAGATTACAACTGGGAAGAAGAAGAAGAAGACCCTACCGCTAAAAAGATTGCTGCCCTAGAAAAAAGAGTTGAACAGTCTGAAAGCGTTCGCAGACAGGAAGCAGTAGAGCGACAAGTATCGAACCTACAGGAAACATACGGCGATTTTGATAGCCGTGAATTGCTTAATCACGCTTTGCGACACAAGATTCCAAATCTTGAGGCTGCTTACACGCATTGGCGATTCGATGAGGTTAAAAGCACTGCTGACAAACTAACGAAGGAACAAGAAATTGTTTCTAAGAAACGGGAAGCAGCAGTAGTGGAACCTGGGGGGTCAACCCAAATGGGAACCGATTCCAAAGCCACCTCAATTCCTAAAAGTATCCGAGAAGCATTCGCTCAGGCAAAGGAACAACTAAGCACTTAACCTTTTAGGAGCAAACAAATATGGCTGGAAACGCCAATTTCGATCAAATATTGAGCACCACGCTCAATAACTATATTCCGCGATTAACGGACAACATTTTCAGTGCCCGTCCATTGTTTTATGCGTTGACAAACACTGGAACAATGCGAACAGTAAGTGGTGGCGCAAAGATTGTTGTTCCAATTATCTATGGAACAAACTCTACGGCTGACCACTACACGGGTTCGGATACTATTCTCACGACCGCTCAAGCAGGTATTTCGGCTGCTGAGTACTCATGGGGACAGTACGCCGCAACGGTAACCATTAATGGTCTTGAAGAAGCCCAAAACAATGGTGAAGCACAGATCATTGACCTTCTCGAAGGCAAGATCTTCCAGACACAGGAAACCATTATTGAGAACATGAACTTAATGTTCTATCAAACTGGTCCTGGCGCTGGTGTTCTGTCTACTCGGTGGAACGGTCTGGAACAAATTGTTGACGGATCAGTCCTTACGGCCAACACCCTTGCGGGTATTGACCCTTCTGTAGCAGGTGACTCATTTTGGGCTTCGCAAGAAACAGCCTCTACTGGTGTCGCTAACTTGACTGCAGTAAGGATGGCAACGATGTACAACGATTGTTCGACTGGTAATGACCAGCCGACAATCATCATCACGTCGCAGCAAGCGTATGAAAAGTATGAAAGCTTGTTGACAGGTCAAATGCGGTACACCGATACCGACATGGCTGACGCTGGCTTCCAGAACCTCATGTTCAAGGGTGCGCCCATCACATTTGATGGAGCTATCTCGACAGGGACCGTTGCTGCGGCGTCACAACCGATGTACTTCTTGAACACGAAGTACCTTCAGCTTGTACGACACAGCGATGTGTGGTTCAAAGCAACTCCGTTTGTACGCCCAACCAGCCAAGACGCAGTGTTTTCACAAATACTTGCGTACGGTCAGTTGACATGTTCAAACCGTGCCCGACAAGGGGTACTAACAGGGCTATAACCCACAAATGACGACGTGGGGGGCTTCGGCCCCCCACCATGTCACTTTTTTGAGGACTTATGCGAAACGTCAGTAGAGTAAATGCAACCAACCAAATTAGTTACTCAAAAAATTCGAGGTTATATGCTGACCCTGGGGAGAGAGGGAAAGTAGTCGCCGCTAGGTCTTCTCAGCATGGAAGTCGCAACGTAATAGAAGTTGAAGACTTCGGTGAAATTATTAAACCCACCACAAATAGTTGTTTAGCGATAGCTAAGTCTGGTGAACCTTGCAAAGCTCGCCCTGCTGAGGGAGAAAGCTTCTGTACTTTCCATAAGGAGTAGGTGTGAACATTGAGGATATGAGGTCTTACATTCGATCTGTTGTCGAAATTGACAGCAGCGATATTTCGGATGTGGTCTTAAATCGTTTCCTTGGTGAAGGCTACGATCAAGTTGTTTATAGCGAGAAGCGTTGGCCTTGGTATGAGGCAGAAACAACATTTACCACGGTTGCAAGTACAAAAGATTATGCTTTGTCTGCTGTGGGTGCCTCTCTGAGTAATGGTTTAAGAGAAATTCAGGCTTTACGCACTGATGACCATATTCTTACGATGTTGGGTAGAGATGCTGCCGATGCGTCGTATCCGTTGGACACTGAAAGTAGCGGGGACCCTTGGTATTGGAGTTTCTGGGGGGACACTGCACGGTTGTACCCCACTCCTGCGGGTGGAGAAACCATTTATGTGCGTGGATACAAAAATCCGACTCATTTTGGAGTAAATAGTATTAACGGGACTGGTCCTGATGATTTTCCTGAACCGTTCCACGTTGTAATCGCCACATACGGGATTAGTCGTGCTTACGACCAGCAAGAAGATCCCGATATGGCTGCTAATTATTTTGGTACCTTTATCAGAGAACTTGATAATCTCCGAGCCAGATATCTTGATGCTCCTGCTCCACAACCGTTAGTGCTGAATGGTCGTAGATCTTCACGTTGGTTGTCTAGCAGTTATTTGCCGAATCGTCTTAGGTATTCCTGGGAGTAGATGATGGCGCGACCTGGGTTTAAGCTGGATATGCTTCAAGATTTTAGTGGTGGTTTGAACTTTCGTTCTGACCAGTTCAATTTGGCGTCTTCGGAGAGTCCTAAGATGCTGAATGTTGATGTGGACCCCAGGGGTGGCATCAAAATGCGGTTAGGGGTTAATAGAAGAAACTCAACTGCGTTGAACTCGAACGTCACTGGTTTGTGTCAATTCACGCCCGATGGGGGAACGGCCCGAGTTATTTGTTCGTACGGTACGACTGTTGCAGAGTCAGCAACTGATGATTTCACTAGCTTGGCTGGAGTTTCCGTCACCGATGGCGACCGCTTGTACGGCCAAACAACGAACTCTAAGTTTTATGGGGTATCAGGCACCAGTTCGTCATTTGTTTATGATGGATCATCAGCATTAAACCTTGCATCTAACATAAACGGTTCAGCAGGGAACTATCCGATAGCGAAATATACGTGCCATTGGAACAATCACGCCTGGGTTGCTCACACAACGGAAAGCGGTACTGCTTATTCCAACCGTCTTCGATGGTCGAAACTTGATGATCCTGAATCTTGGCGAGAATTTGATTACATAGGTGTAAACGTGGGAGAAAGGGGCGACGCTGTATCTGGTCTTGTTCCTTTTGCTGATCGAATGCTGGTATTCAAAACGAACAGCATCCATGTATTGTACGGAAGTAGCACTGAGTCGTTTCAGTTGCACTCTTTAAGTCAGGATGTTGGTTCTGTATCCGACTCCTCACCTGTTTCCACTCCGTATGGGGTGTTCTTCTGGTACGATCGTCAAGGCGTCTGGATGTACAACGGTGAACGGTTTGTTTGGGTGTTTGAGAAACTCATGCCAGCTATTGACGATGGACGTCTCCAGTTCAATAGTCCCCCGCAGCTTGCTTGGTTTAAGAACCGTTTGTATGTCTCCATTGATTGGAGCGACACATCTTCGGCTGTTACCACTCGTCGGGTGTTGATATATGATCCGACGTTGGGTGAGACTGGTGCTTGGACAATGACCGATATCGACGCAAATGTCATGTTGACGTTTGCGCCGCCGAACGCTGCACAAAATCTTTTGGGTGGGTGTTCTTCTAATACTGGTCGAGTGATCCATTTGGAAGAGGACCTCGAAAGCGATATCTATGGGGCTACAGCTACCCATATTACTAGTTCGTATACAACCAGTTGGATGGTTGGCGGTAACCCTATTGTTCGTAAGCGTTGGGGTAAACCTCGAATTGTTGTGAGTTCTGACAATACAGTTGCATTAGCGGCAACCTTATACACAGACTATGACACCTCAAGTTCTAAGAAATCCATGAACTTCGGTGTGGAAACCCCCGTTACTGCGGCTGCTACTTGGGCTTTGTCGGCTGGGCCGACAGGCGGTACGGGTGTTTGGGGTGACGATCCTACGAATAGTATTTGGGCTGCTGAAACTAATACCGATATCACGAACATCGAGCGTCTACCCACACTTGGGACAGCGAAAGCTATACAAATGAGGATCGATGGTCCAACATCAGTTAATGAGGCTTGGGAAGTAAACGCTATGGCGTTCACATATTTGCACAGGAGATTACGTTAATGGCAACCTTTACTGCACCCAAAGGGATAGCCGTTGCTGGTACTGCGATTATCGCGGAAGAGCACAACCAAAACTGGACGTACGTTAAGGAATGGTTGGAGGGTGTCCCTGGTGACACAGGTAACCGTCCTGGTGTGGTTCAGGAAACTGGTGGGTCTGTTGTTGGTCCCTTAACTGTGTCTGGGACTGTAAGTCTTGGAACATCTGACGCCATGTACCTGAACACTTCCCAGAATGACGTTATTGGTTTAGCTACTGGTACGAGTATTAATGGTGAAATTGCTGGGAACTGGTTGTTTGACCTGAACTATCGGGCAGGGGTAAGCGGTCTGTCTTGGATGGCTGATGTGACTACGCCAGCGGATCAAGCTGGCAATTACCTCAGCGAGAAGCGTCGTTATTCGGTGTACTCGAAACGTGCTGGTGAAGGTCAGACGACAGAGGTTGGTCGTCCAGCGTCAGAATACCGTTTAGTTATTAACGGTTCGATGGCGATTCGTGGTGACATTATTGGTTACACGAACTGGAATGACGACAGTGGTTCTTACGAAGACGGTGAAGGTACTCGCATCAACTGTCAATGGTTGAATGTTCGAGCGAACATAGACGCTGGTGGCGATATTAGACTTAATACTCGCTACGATTATGCTCGCCTGTTCATGGGCAACGATTACAACGCCACGCCGCCTGCAGACGGCGAAGATTGGCTGGAATGGAACGATAACATCCATTCAAGTCAAGCAGGATTTGGATTTCATATCCATGGATCATCTGCAACACCAGAAAGCGGTCGTATTCTCTCGATAACCAAAGACTCTAGTAACTATATAGATGTTCGTGCCCCTATCCAAACAGACATCGGCGGTTCAACTCTTGCTGGTTGGCCTACGATCTCGGGAAGCGACGCAGTAATCAACACAGGAACACAACGTCTTGGAATAACTTCATCATCAATCCGTTTCAAGGAAGATGTTGAAGATCTCGAAACTGAAGATGCGTGGACAAAGCTGCGAGCTTTGAAGCCACGCACGTTCCGTTGGAACCGCGAAGTAGCTGAACGATCAAGCCTAGATTACGCAACCCAAACCCCAGAACCAGGGTTCATAGCTGAAGAAGTCCACGAAGCTGCACCAGACACCATTTTGTATGACGCTGCTGGTGATCCAATCGTGTATCGAGACAAGTCGATGCTTGCGATGCTTGTCAAAGCAGTGCAAGACATTGACACTCGGTTAGGGGCGCTTGAATAATGCCCACAGGAGCAACATACGTTCAGGACGTAGGTGGAGGAACAAAACTTATTTCCTATGCCGATGGACTCACCTATCAAGGTGTTTACTCGTCTGGCACTGCCTACGCTGTTGGCGATGTTGTGTCTTACAACGATGGTTCCTATGTGGCACGGACAAGTACGACAGGTAATACTCCTGGGAGTACGGCGTACTGGCAAATAGTTTCTGGTGCGGGAGGCGCTGGTGGCCCTGGTCCCGCAGGGGCATCTGGCCCGTCTGGTCCTTCAGGTCCTTCAGGTCCTTCTGGGTACACCATTCTGAATGGTGCGAGTGATCCGACGGCTGGTCAGGGTGTTGACGGGGACTATTTTTATAATACGACTACGGACTATTTCTTTGGACCGAAAGCTGGTGGGACTTGGCCTGGGGGGATCTCTGTTGTGGGTCCGCAGGGTTCTACAGGTCCTTTGGGTCCTGATGGTCCGTTGGGGCCAGCAGGGAACACGGGGAATACTGGTCCGACTGGACCAAATGGTCCTAATGGTCCCAATGGCCCTAATGGTCCCCTCGGGCCAACAGGCAATACAGGTGGCACTGGGCCGACAGGACCTACAGGTCCGACAGGTAATCCAGGTGGACCCCCAGGACCGTTAGGTCCAACAGGTCCGCTTGGGCCAAATGGTCCTGATGGCCCGATTGGGCCTGATGGTTTAGGAAATGGTTTGCTGGACGGCGGTTTGCCAGCCAGCACGTATGGGGGAGTTTCCCCTGTTGATGCAGGAGGGCCGACGTAATGCCGTTGCAGATTCAGTTCAGACGAGGCACAGCCTCAGCGTGGACTGCCGCAGATCCGACACTCGCTGAAGGCGAGTTCGCTTTGGAGCTTGACACGGACAAGTTCAAAATAGGTGACGGTACGACAGCGTACGTCAGTTTGCCGTATGGGGGCATTGTTGGGCCTACGGGGCCTTCTCTTGCCAACATGGATGGCGGTTTAAGTAATTCGGTATACACCATCGCTGGGCCAGTTGATGGCGGAAACTCAGGAGCACAGTAATGGCAATAATCATCCAGATGCGGAGGGATACCGCTGCAAACTGGACATCAAACAATCCGACTCCCGCTGCGGGAGAGTTTTGTATCGAAACCGACACCGATTTTTATAAGATTGGTGATGGGGCTACGGCGTGGACCTCTTTGGGGTATTCGTCGCTGCCGTCTGGTACGGCACCGTTGGCGTCACCAACGTTTACGGGGGTTCCCGCTGCGCCTACAGCGGCAGCGGATACGAGTACTACGCAGTTGGCGACGACTGCGTTTGTGATGACCGAACTTGGTGACTATTTAACGACCAGTACGGCAACTAGCACTTATGCTCCTTTGGCTTCTCCGACTCTTACGGGTACGCCTCTTGGGCCTACCGCTGTGGCAGGCACCAACACTACGCAACTGAGCACTACTGCTTTCGTTACGACTGCGGTGGCTGCTGCTCCAACAACTTCAGTTCTGGAAGTGCAGGTGTTCTCCTAATGGCAACATACACAAAAGGTTTGCTCTCGGCTACGGCGGCTGACGACGGGCAAGCATTTCAAGTACCGACGAGTTGGACGTTATTGCATACAGGCCCAACGGCGACTACTTCTTATGACGAGATTTGGGTCTATGCGACAAACACTGACACCCTCACCGATTTTACTCTTTATATGGGTTTTGGTGGCAATCCATCGTCTAACGATGATTTAGAAATTACTCAAAAGATTGCAAAAGCTTCTGGTCTGAGGCTGATTATTCCTGGGTTGATATTGCAAGGAAACGCTACTCCTCTCACGGTGTATTGCAACTCATCGCAGGCGACCTCAATAAATCTCATGGGTTATGTCAACCACATTACGGCTTAGGATCTGATCATGGCAATGACTAAAATAGTTCTCTCAGGCAGTACCGACGGGATACCGTATCAGTCAGATGGCACGGACTGGTACACGATTCATACTGCGTCATCTACCGCTACTGATTTTGATGAGGTGTGGCTCTGGGCGTGTAATCCTTCTGGTACTGATCGGTTGGCGTATGTGGGTTGGGGATCATGGGGCACTACCGCGACCCAGACCAAGTATACCGTTGCTAAACAAGACGGGCTGTTCTTGGTAATTCCTGGGTTAGCTATGAAAGGAAACGCTTCCTCACCAAAAATTGTAAGTGTCTATTCGGGTACAGCTAACGCTATTAACTGGGTTGGTTACGTCAATAGGCACAGCGCATAGCAATGTACACGCCACGCTTCAACCCTAACTCGGCAGTTTCCAACTGGAAGAGTCGCCTGGATTTCCTGAAAGGGTATCCAGGCGCTCAAATGATGGGTGCTTTGAATGGCGGGTTCTTAGGTGGTGCCCCAGTGGAATTTTCTGGTGGGTCTAGCTCTGTTGTTGGTGATTATACTTATGTGACGTATGCGTCAAGTGGGACGGTTACTTGTGTCAGCGGTGGCGAAATCGATGTGTTATTGGTTGGTGCTGGGGGCGGCAACGGGGCATCAACTGGCCAGAATACTGGTGGTGGTGGCGGCGGGGGCGCTCTCGCTGGTGCTACTGTCACCGTAGAGCCAGGCACATACACTTTAACTATTGGTGCTGCTCCTGTTCTCAATACTGGCGACCCTGGCGGTGATAGCCACATCCTTATGGCTGGCTGGAATCTTTACGCATGTGGCGGCGGAAACGGCGGCTACGGCGGATACGCAAATTGTACTGCTGGTGGATCAGGAAGGAGCGTAGGCTCAGTAACTCCTTATCAACGTGCAGGTGGATCAGGCGGCGGTGGAGGTGTATGGTACGGCTACTGTACTGGTGGCCCTGGCTATGGCCAAGACACTGTAGATTCTGGAACTGGTAGCGGTGGAGGTACTTGGAGTAACCATCAGGCAGGTAATGGTTGGGGAAGTTTCAACTCTTACAACAACGTCGGTGGTGGTGGCGGTGGTGCTGGTGGAAATACCGCCAACAGTGTGGACGGGCAACCTGGTTATACATGGCTAGATGGCACGGTTTACGGTAGTGGCGGTGATGGCGGTGGCGGCAACACCCCTGTAGATGACAACTATGGGAGCGGCACAAGCTACAACACTTCGGGGTCAGGACCACAAGCAGCGAACAATGGTGTCTTAATCGTACGGTATCTAACGGATGGATAGTTGATGAGAAAGTACGCCGAAGTAGACGAAAACAATGTCGTTACCAGTGTTGCTGTGTTCGATGACGACAACACTCCTGTCGAGTTGGGGTGGTCTGGGTGGTATGAAACTGCTGCCGACATGCGAAAGAACTATGCAGGACACGGCCACACATTTGTGCCTGAATCTGAGGGATACCCGTTGGGGCTTTTTTATCCTCCAAGCCCACATGACACTTGGGTATTGGATGAGAACTATGAGTGGCAGCCTCCTGCTGATAAACCGTATCCAGAGGGATATGGTGAAGAAGGTTCCGCTTGGTGGTGGGATGATCTGATTGATGATTGGGATGAGAAAATTCCTGCCCCTGATCCAGAGGAAGAGGAATGATTGACATAGGGCTAGAAGACGTAATCTCTAATCTTTCTCCTATGGGTCAGATGGAGTGGGAGAATGCTGTGTTGCGAACACAGATTCAGCAGTTAGAGGCAGAGCAGTGCGGTTGCGACTGCGAAAAATGTTGTGGGACAGAACCAGGAAAAGAGTAGGAGGACTGATGGCTATAGATACTTACGGTTCCTGGAAGGGTCACGGGAAACCTGTCAAAACGTCTCCTCGTACAGTTGCGCGCTTTAAGTCAGAATGGGGAAATCGTGGATCGAACGCTGCTAGAGGTCTGAACACAAGTATCAACACCTTGGGGGGGTTCCTGGGCAACACCTCGGCCTTTAAGAATCTTAAGCGTCCTCTAAGTGCTGAGGGTGCTTGGGGGAATCAATCCTCTGATTTCGCGAGTGGGTTTAACAATTCGCTAGCAGATATATCTTCTGCTGTTTATGGGGGATTAAACGGAGGCGGGTCGCAGATGCCTGCTCCTGGTTGGAAGCCAGGACTTCCAGGTGATTATTCTTTTGTTAGAAACAGGACTTTTGGGAATCCTCGTACGACTATGGCTTCTCAAATTCAGAATGCCATAACTAAGGCACAGCTTGGGATGAATCGAAGCGATCTGCTTGGTACTGCTGCGATGACGTTAGGTGATATAGAGCGTGCTGGCTTACGTCACGATGAACAGTTGAAGGACAATCTGAATGCTAGGGGGGTTTGGGATGGGGGCATTAAACAAAAAACATTGGGGGATTCTGTTGGGGATAGGGTTCGTTACAAGGGTCGAACTCGGAACGCTTTGCAGCGGGGGTTGCGTAATCTAAGTCTGAGTGCTGATCAAGCGGATCTGCGTCATTTCCAAACAGATACTAATTCTGCGCTTGGTGACGCTGATCGGATAAGGGCGAGTGTTGCGGCGAAGGTTAAGGAGTTTAGTGTCTGATGGGACTGGACGATACTCTCAAGGGTTATGGGGGAAAAACTGGATCTTCTGGTCGCCCATATACTTCCCGAGGTGCTGGGCAAGGCCCGAGGCAGCATCGGGGTAGGTATGGGAATGTTGACATAGCTACGGACGGCCAATACGTTGACGGTATTTGGCACCGTCCAGGGACAGTTATCGAAGCATTGCGGGCTTTGGATCGTGACAAGTCGTCTTCCGAGCAGCGGCAATGGTCAAAGGACTTGGAGAAATTTTTACTCAGTGGGGGACCTAAATCTGATCGTACGTCGAGAGGACAACGAGAAGGTTGGACTACTACTGTGCCAGCGAACTGGCAGACTGGACCTTATACTGACGAAGAGATCGTAACTCCTGGGATCATGGGCACCCTGGGAAGGGGTGCCGCTGACGGATACGCTGGAACTGTTAAGAGATTCACCGATATGGTAGACGGCCCTCGATACGCTCCAAATGATCCTCGTGGTTACTCGCAAGCTCCAGGTCAAACTCAAACAGGTCCGTGGAGTTCAGGACAGTTCACCGCTGGGTATCAGCCTCCTCCCGAAGAGCCAGATCTATGGGACCAATACCACGACCTCCAAGAAAGTTTTATCAAAGAAGGGGCTGAGACTGCACGAACTACGATAAAGGACTACCAGGACTTTGGTTTGGAACAGCTTGGTCTTGACGAATCAGCATTAGGTGTTCAGATAGAGGCTCGGGAAGCTCAAACCATTGGTTTGA